CAGAGGCACTGAGGAACTACATAAGAGGAAGCAGGGATATGGACAGAAATATGTTTCATGGACATCACACTGCACAATTAGATGAACTATCTTTCGTATTCGACGAACTGATGAAGTCAAATAAGATACCTGTGGGAGAGCTGAGATTTGATATAGACTCATTGAAAAAATTTGCAAGGCAGTCGTTCTCATCGAGAGAGAACCTGATCAAATCTGCAACCTCTTCCTTTGCTCGTAGAGCAACGAAACACGATCTTTCCATCGCTGCTGGAACGGGAATACCCTTTGAGACATTGCCTGTAACCTCATCCACATATCTTCCCTTTATCATAATGATACAAAGGCTGAGAATTCACATTGCAAAAGAAAAGTCATTTCCTAAATTTGAGATAGACTCGTTTGCTCCTGGAGGAGATGAAGCTTCATACACCATGTTTTCAAATGGAGTTTATATATATTCCTCGTCAAACCCTAACCATGAATTTACCATCATGTCGTGCGGTGGACATTTCAGGATGTATCATCAGAAATTAAACTACTGGTTCTGCGGTTCCTCCACATATATGGACTACATTTTTTCAATAGCAGATATCTTAAACAATCTCGACGTTTTGGGAGCATGTGATGAATATACTTGGGCGAATGAAATATTCTCCATTATGATAGACTTCGCAGAAACAGAGAACCATCATGATGCTCAAGTGGACTTCATGAAAGCATTAGAAGGCTTCTTTCTAAACATGTCTGATTATGATGAATCCTATGCTATGAACTGGAAACCATTGCTGATCACAAGTGAAGATCTTTGGAAGCTGGATATGACTATATCGGGCGTAGAGTATGATTTCAGCGTAATATTTTGCCTATTGAGCAATCAACAAGTACATCATCCCAAGGAATCGTTTCTCTGCAAATTTATATCTGCATCTCTCAACCTGTCTCGTCTGCAGCGACAAGAGGTATCTGCTCTACATAAACTGATATTTTATGCAGAAGTGAATGCACGTGCTGGAGTGGAAAAGTTTTTGAAAAGAGTACACACGCCTAGAGAAATAGATCCAATTGCTGTTAAGAATATAACTCGTCATGCGAAACAACTGTTCCTAGTAGCATATCGTAGAAAGCATGGAACATTGCCGAATATCATAGGTCCTGTACAAAAAATAAAATTGATTGAAACATATACCAGGACATCGGATGCAGTCAGAATAGAAGCCTTACCATTGAGCTGGTGGGACGATATCAAAATATTTGATTGCATGGATAATACCTTAACCGATGATCCTTTAGAGTTTGCAAAGGACAAAGGGGCGTTGAAGAAGGAAATTTCTTTTGGGCCAGGAGACAGCAGAAAAGAGCTCCTTCAAGTGATAGAGAAAACGGAATATAAGTTAAAAGACTTCTTCGCTGGAAGGAAGTTC